TTCTATTGATGATAAATTTGATTTTTGAACTTCCTCATACAAGAATCCTTTTTCAAGATTATTAATTGTTGGAGCTCCAATACTGAAAGATACATTTGTGGAGACACCAATAGATCCATCACAAACTCCACTAACACTTGCAACACTTGCAACTGTCATGGAAGATCCTGTTAAACTAACGCTAGTAACTCTGTTAAAGTTTTCTAAAGACCCTGTTGATGTTTGATATCTAATGATACTTCCGGGTTTGATTGAATTGAAAAATTTTCCTGGAGAAGTTACAACACCACCAGAAGTAATATTGATTGTATCGGAGGCATTAAAACCGATTGGTAACTGTTTTGATAAAACCGAATCTCCTATAAATGAAGTAGTAAATCCAGAAACTGCAGTAGATTGATATACTTGTTTAATATCCTGACTGTCATATACTGTAATATTAGTAATCGATCTAGGATATAATTCTAGTCCATTGATGATAATTTGTTCGCCCTTTATAAAATTACCAGAAGTTTGTCTTAAACTGACAGTTGTTGTCCCATCTCCAGCAGAAACTGCATATCCACTTGCGCCACTACTTTTTCCTTTGATGAATGATGTTGCTGGTAATTGAGATATAGATAGAGCTTGGTTTAAAATTAATGTTGTATATGTTTGAATATCATAAAGATATAAGTCCCAGTTTGTAGATGCTGAGGAATAAGCGGCATCTGTTAATCTGAAATTATAAACCCTAGCATCTCCGATTTTTGTTGTAGAGCTTGGATTGCCAGATGCGCTTCTTCTAACGGAGTGTAGTTCTAACGATTGATTTTGTTTTGGAGATCCGGTTATATTATTAATTCTCAGTAAATTTCCCATTTCAAATGGGATACTTACATTTTCTACATTTTGAGTTTCTCTGGGTTTTGATACGTCTAAAATAGTGGTGGAGATTTTTTCAATATCGTATCCCCTAACATATGCTTTGCCTGGAGATAATTTAACACACATTAAATTATCTGATGGCGTATTTCCGCTTTCAGTTTTTTGATTTTTAAAAAATAGACCATTATTTCCGAGTCTATTGTTTAAAGAGTCGTGTAAAGAAATTTTAAAAGGAGTTACCGAATAATTTCCGGATTCATCAAAAGTTCTTTGTGCCAAATAATCTTTAATTAATGAATATTGAGTATTTGTGTTTAATTTTTTAACCTGACCAACATCTATTCTAAGAAGTTCTATAAAATCTACATCAGTATCGACACTATCGATTGTTTTTTTGGTTAAGGACAAACCTATTTTAAATCTATCTGCTCCAGGAGCAGCATAGTTTGTAAATCCTTTTGCGTTATCATAAAGAGAATCATCTTCTTTTGCTGTTATGATTTCTTCAGATACTTTGAGACCTACTCTATATGATGGAGTATTTGTGTAATAGTCTAGAATAATTGTTTCTTTAGAAACGTTTACAAAAGTTCCTCTTACAAAATAGATTCCAGCATCGATAGAGACTGCAGATCCAATAGCAGTAGCATCAGTAGAAATTAAAGATGCAAATGGATTTCCTGCTACGATGGTTGTATTTCCATAAACCACATTCTCACTAGCAAATAATGATTCACCATCTTGGAATGGAGTAATTGCAAAACTTTCTCCAGAATCAATATATTTTACATATAATGTAATGTATTCTAAATTATTAACCGAATCGGGTACTTCAATTTTTTGAATAACTCCAGTTACACCAGAAATTTGTCCGGTAACTTTTTTACCTACAAATTGATTGATGTATAGTGAGATATTTACACCAAAATTAGTTGGGTTTAACTTAATCGCATTAAACTGCGAATCATATGTTAAATTGCCAGGAATTACTACAGATCCTTCTTTGAAAATATGACTACCGAAAGATTCAACTTGATTCTGTAATATTGATTGAATATTATTTAATTCTCTTGCTTGGACAGGTCTTCCTGGATTAAAAAGAACCTTGTAAAAGTTCTTTTCGGCGTCAAAATCATCAAAGTAGGGGCTTACATTTAAATTTGTTTTTTGTGCCATTGGTTAGAATTCCAGGATAATTTTAATGTCTTCTTTTTGTCTAACATTACGAGATACAAGAGGTCTATTGTCAATATAAATTATGTCTCCTGTTTTTTTATTTATTTCAGGATTTGCAAGACCATTTGTAAATGTTACTCCAAGATTTATGATTGAATTATTTACTGTTGTAGTAATTCCAGAAAAGGAAGAAATTTGACCAGAAAAACCACTTGTTTCTCCAATTACATTTCCGCCGGTAGAACTAAAATTGATGTTTGAATTCCCCGATGTTGAAACCCCCACATAATCAGTTTGATCGTGTGTTGACCCATAATATAGAGATCTGTCTCTAAAATACTTTAAAACTTTAGTGTCAGAATCATACGACGCAACATATCCAACCGCAATTCCAGTAGAAACTGTTTGGTTAATTTTTTCTCCAACTTCGGGTAAAAAAGAATTAACCGAATCAAATTTCATTGCATATAAACCAGAAAATTCTCCGCCACTAAAAGTTTCTGTAGATATAAATGTTGTTGGATTTTTTAAGATTCCAATCTGACAAAACTTTGTATTTGTTGGAAAATCTCTAGTAGAATCATCAAATCTCGCATATATCATTACTCTATCTGCACCCAACTCTTTGTATAAGTCAAACCCATGCCCCCTAGAAGGAGGTATAATGGGGATTAATTTTGCGGGGTTACTGATAGTGCTTCCTGGTTGTAGAGGACCCAAATCGACGATTCCATACGTGTATCCGGTGCCTCCAGACGTTACTGTAGTGTCCGTAATTTCTCCATTGGCATTTGTTTGTACAAATACTCTCCCACCAGATCCATTTCCCAAAATATCAACTTCTCCAGATGCATAATTTGATCCTGCATTATCAATGTAAACTGTTTTAATTTGGTTGTTATTTAGTGTTGAGTCTCCATTCTCTCTCACTGCAACAATTTGAGAATCTGTAGAAGTATTCCAGTTATTTGGTAATGTTACATATTCTGTGGAGTCAAATTTTACAATATCTGCGGGAGAAACAGTAAATAAGTACTTCCAAACATATCCGTCCTCTCCGGTACCGGCTACTGTCGGTTCTAAGTCTGTAGAAGTTGGTTCATATTGTGACTGATTACCTGTTGTATTAATTCCGCTGGACCCATTTTCTATGCAAATATAAACATTATAATCACTATTTAATACGTAATATTCCGAATCATAAAGTCTAGATCTTCTCGATATTGGGGAAAGATTTTCTATACTGTAATCATGTCTATACATATCATATTTTTTACCTCTTTCCCAATCAACTCTTTTGATTACTCTTCTTATATTTGAAGAAGTAACTTTCTTTCCAAAAAGAAGAGTATCTTCATATTGAGTTAGATAATCTAAATTATCTGTGGGATTTGGCACTACGCCGTTAGTTATTCCTGGACCATCCCAATTTATATTTCTACCAAAACCAGTATAAAGATTTGGATTAGTAAGACCAACCCAAACATAATAAGAATTAGAAGAATCGTCTATTGATTCTATAAAATTACTGGCATTTAATATTCTAAATTGATCTGTTACAAGTGCAGACATCTATATAATTCTTTTTTTTATATTTATATTGCATTAGAGATCCTTTTTCAGAGACCCATTGCTTCTCAATCCATATCCTCTCCTTTGAATAATTGGATATGTAGATAATCCCGCATTATATCCCAGAGTAGTTATTCCTACACTCGAAGTATATCCTGTCACTCCAATTGAGATTGGAGAGTTAGATCTAGAGAATCCTGACAGTCTTCCCCAAGATAATCTTCCTACAGGATATTTTATAGTTCCTGTCGTAGCAATTCCCACAATCGATGTGTTTGATGCAATATTACAAGTTACAATTCCTGTCGCAGAATTAATTGCATGAATTCTATAAACATTATTTACGAATGATGTACTTATAGAAACAATATCCGTATTAGTCGTATTAATTGATGTTACCCCCTGCCCAACAAAAGTTTGAGAGATATAAATTGGATATCCAACTTGCAAATCTGGGAATGAGAATGGATTTCTATCCAGAGTAAATCTAAGTGCTAATGGTGTTCCAATTCCATTTGTAGTCGCAATTCCTATGACAGAAACCGAGTATCCTTCCACATCAGATATATCAGTAATTATTTCATACTCTTCTGCAGAATTATTCGAAAGAATAAATGCATCAAAACTAATGGGAGATTCATTCTCGTAATTAAACAGACTGCTATCATCAACGAATATTTCGGTTGCAGTAATGCTCAAATCTCCGATAATATTTGCAGTTGGATAAATTTGAGACTCTAAAGAATCTCTTGATTTATAAATTTTTTCACCATTGAGTATCAAATCAGTTTTTTGCTTAGTCCAATATAAGGGTTTGTTGTTAACTTCATCAATCCCCTGACCAACATAAAGATTTGTTTCAATTTTATCGGATCCGGAGATATCATAAATTGTCCTCTTCTCCTGAGTAGTTGTATTTTGAATATTTGAATTATT